TCAGTACGCTGATGGCAAGCAAGGACAAGTCGGCATTGTCAAAGATGGCCGAGTAACCCAAATGCTTCCACAGGTTGGACAAATGGGCATGCAGCTCCTTGACCAACTTGAGCGCAACCAACGTCTTTCCGCAGGTATCCCAGCAGAGTTCGGTGGCGAATCTCCAACCAACGTGCGAACTGCCCGTCGAGGCGAAATGGTCTTGGGCAACACGGTTGACATGCCAATTCAGGAGTATCAGGAAATCTTTGAGATGTCGGCTGAGGCTGAGATCCGCCGGATGGTGGCCGTACAAAAAGCGTACTACGGCAAGAAACCTTCCATGTTTGTCCTGCCCGGTGATGGCAAGGTTGTCCGAGAAGATTACATCCCCGACGAAGCATTTGCCACTGACCAAGCCAGAGTGTTCTATCCACTTCCCGGCTCAGATGCAAACGGCATCGCAGTTGCTATTGGCCAGAAAATCGGCATGGGCATTATGTCTACCGAAACTGGTATGGAATTGGATCCAACCATTGAAGATCCGCAGCGAGAAAAGCACCGCATCATCATGGATGGACTTGAGAAAGCCCTCCTAGCGGGTATTGAGCAGCAACTCACGGCTGGTCAGATGGACTCTGTTATGGTGGCTAAAATAGCAATGAAGTTGACAGACCCAGAAATGAGTCTGGCTGACGCAATCACATCCGCACATAAGGAGGCTCAGAATGAGCAAGCGATACAAGCCCAAGCACAGCAAGCCCAGCAAGGTCAACAGCCTATGGGAGGCCAAGCTGGAATGCCTGGCGGTGGTGTGGCAGGTGCAGGAGGACTTGAAGGTATGTTGGGCGGCGCTCAAGGAATGTCGGGCATTAACCAGACTCCCCCAGCGACCCCGCAAGACCAAGTCGAGCCCCAACCATCCATCGCACCCCCACCACAAGGAGCAATGGACTTGAAGTCACTTCTTGGTGCTCTCGGAGGTAGCTGATGCCTCGTAAGGCTCGCCCACAACGCACAGACCTCAACATGACCAAGGTCACTGTTCCCGGACAGGACTATGGCAAGCAGGCTGAACAGCGTCGTTCTATGGCAGCAGTTCCAATGGTCAACATGCAGCAACAATTGACTTCCATGGAAAAGGCGGCTGCCCCAATGGAACAACAAGGAGCAGCGTCAATGATGCCTACTCAACAGGCACCTGCTGGCCCGCCTATTGGTGACATGCCATTTCTACACCCAACAACCATGCCTAACATGCCAATGACTCACGGCCTTTCCATCGGCCCCGGCGCAGGGCCAGAGGCTCTTGGCCCAATCGGTAATGTGAATTCATCTATTGCTGAACAATTGCATTCTGCCGCTAGTGGCCCATACGGAACTCCGCAACTTAACGCCCTTGCCGACATTATGAAATCCATGGGATTCTGATGGTAGACAGAGGAGCAGTTGGCTTTTGGGGAGTAACGGGGCCTGACGAGGCAACTGGCGCTGCACCACCGCCAAAGAAGGTTCCACCAAAGCCAATCACTCATGCACCGCTTGACGTTGGAACTCCGCCACCGCTTCCGGGTCGAGGCTCGTATGGGGTGCAGACTCCGTATGTCGCACCGACAACGCCAGATACCGTTCAAGCACCTAGCTACAAAAGAATCACCAAAGCCGATGTTGCAATGCTGCCAACGCTTGCCCCTGTATGGCAGGCGCAGCAAAAGCAAAACGCCAAAGTCAACAAGGCTCACGTTGGCTGGCAACGTCAGTTTGCTCTTGGTTCAGTCATTGACGCTGTCCCTGAACTGAAGTTGCACCCAAACATTCTCTTTGCTCTTGCCAATAACCAAAACGCTAAAAGCATTGACCCGCAAAATGTTGCCGGAACCTTAAAGGCCATTGGACTGTACAAAGCCTTTATGGAGCAGTACGGCAAAATGGATTACACAACCTTTGACAATAACTACCTGCACCCATCAGAAAGTGTGATGCATTGGGTTGGTCGCCAACTTGTTGACACCCCAGTTCTCGGTGACTACTTGCAGGCTGGTGGTAAATACTTGTTGCCCCCAACTATGGAAGCATACAAGAAAGCAGAACCGTACATCAACGCTGCACTTCACCCATTGCATTGGGCTGAAGGTCTGAGCTCCAAAGCACTTGCAGCAGAACAACATGGTGGCGGAGCATTAAGCGCCGCTATCCCAATGACTTGGACAGCAAACAAATCACTGAAGTTCATCAGTGACATGTTTGATACCCCTGCCCACTTCTATCGCTACTACGAGAGCGTTCGCATGAAGTACGGCGAAGCAGCAGCAGTAGAGGCAACCCTTCCACTCCTTGCAGGCGCAGGAGTTGGTCTTGGTGTTGGAGCGTTGCTTGCACCGGCCACTGGTGGTGCATCAGAAGAAGTTGCTGCTGGGGGACTGACTGCAGAACTCACGGCAGCCATTTCAGAACTTGATGCGACTACCGCAGCAGAACTTGAAGCAGCAGCATCCATTGGGAACGCAACCCTTCGCAACTCTGAGATTGCTCGCATTAGCCAAGCCGCCGAAGAATCAAAGATGGCGCTGTATGAGCAATCAGCAGCACGAGTCGCAGCACACCCTGGCGTTGACCTTCCAGTAGCAGCAGACATGGAGGGCGCAACAACTAGCGCCGAGGACATTGCAGGACAAGCAAATACCCGCAATGCTCTTGGCGATGCAATGGGCAAATACCGCATGGCTAAAGCAAAAGCCGATCAACTCTTTGAGCCAATGGCTAAGGTTGTTCGACCTGTCACCAACGTCACCGGCAAGGTTCTTAACAAGTACTCGGTTGCCGGTGGAAATGTTGGCGCACAACTTGGCGCTCGCATCATGCACCCTGAACTCTGGGAAGAATCTCGTGACGGAACTGCATGGGCCAAGAAGTATCAAAGCCTTGCGCCAACTCTTGGCCAAGCAATCACCGGCAAACTAGGACTTGGCACTACCGGCGTTGAAGGATTCTTCAATGACGTTCTGTCCGGCTCTATTGACTTTATCAACAAGTCAATGATCCCTGACCCAATTGGCGTTGCAGGTGAGGCAGTCGGAGTTGCCCGAAGCGAACAGGGCTTTAAGGGACTTCTAAGCAACCTCTGGTCAGGTACGGCCATGGACAACGTTGACCGGGCTTACAAGCAATACAGCCGAGTCCGCCGCAACATTGACGGAATCGTTGAAAACTCAAACAACGCTTCCAAGATCATTCAGATTGACCAACGCCTTGCAGGATTGACCAGACTGTTTGAGGCAGCACGAGTTGAAAAAGACGGAGTGCTTGACGTAGAGGCAACTCGCCACAACGTCATGGAAGTGTTTAAGCAGGCAGCAGGCGCAAAAGAACTGATGATTACCGGCAAGTTGCCTATGTCATCAGCACTTGTTTATCGTGCTCGCACCATGGACAAGTTCAACCCTCGTGGCCTTCTGTCACACATGCCAATGTATCCGGACTTTCAAGGCGCTCTCCAAGACTGGGCAATCCGTAGCAAAGACTTTCGTGTTGGCGACCCTGCTGCACTTGCCCCACTTCGAGATGGTCTGCGCCAAATCGGTTTACACAAAGACATTGTTGAGCAAGTCATCAACCAACTTGCAAGAAACAGTGACCCTGCCGAGTGGATGAACGTCTACAAAGCAGTCGTCAAGAGCCAGATGCAACGTTCAGTCCTCCACGCTTTTATCGGCTGGCGACAAGCGCGCAAACTGTCTGATGCTCAAATGGATCACGCCCTTAACTTCATTGACACTGAAATTGAAAAATCTGTTAACGAAATTACAGGACATGGTGGTATTACCAAGGACGGATTCTTTGGAACTGGCGGAGACACCTACGGCTCTAACAACTTTGACTCGGTTTACAAAGTGGATGGTGAAACCGACGACATTCACAAGGCTGCAATTTTTGAGCACCAACTTGGCAATCTAAAATTCATCAATTACACCGAGTTTACTGAGGCAAGTCACAAACTTGCAAAGATGCTCAACACTGAATTGTCTAACCATGCTGCCGACCTCAGAACCATGTTGGGCGAAGAGTTCGGCAAGTTTGACAATGCTCGACGGATTTTGTTAAAAGAACTTGGCTACAACGGCGATGATGCAGAGCGCATGTTGCAAGAAGGCAACGGCCTTGTCCCAGTTGGAGATAATTCTCCATTTAATCCCAACGGCATCATCCTTGACAATGCCCCCAAAGATGGATTTACGGCGAGCAATTTCTTAGACAAGGCTCGCTACACCATTGACGAAGCCAAGGGTCTGTCACAATCATTGCTTTATGTAATGAACAAATACATGAACGACAACTACTTCAAGCCAATGGCACTTGCTACGGGTGGTTGGGCGTTCCGAGTTTCAGCATCAGAAGGCATCCTTAACGCCATGCGTCAAGGCCCCATCAACCTTGGCCTTGCTCACCTGGCACAACTTGGCGCTCGCCATGAACGTGCAGTCAAGTTCTGGGGTGGAGACTTAGACCGCCGTTCAGTCTTGGACATTGCTTCTCGCATTGGTTATGTCGTTACCCGACAGCTTCACATTGGTGGCTCGTTTGAGTTGCGCCACAAAACCACTGACGAAGTGCTCAGCAACTTTGATCGGATTACCAAGCGACTTGAACGTGGCGTTTACGAGACTGATGCAAAGCGCGCCAAGGACATGCTTGACGCAGCCAAGTACCAGAAAGAAATCAAACTTCGAGACAACCTCAAGGTGTTTTCATCGGAGCAGGAGATGGGCCACTTCATTGCTGTTCTTCATGGAGTGTTTCAATCTGCTGAAGCAAACATTCTTAAGGCTTTTGGCAAACAAGCATTCATGGATGCTGCAATCAAATCGCTTTACCTAAACGACGGTCACATGATCCCTCAAATGGTTGAAGGCGGTCACTTGATGGCCAACGACACTGTGACCCCTCACTCCATGAGCACTATTGGCATGGACACATTGCCTCAAGATGCAGGCAAGGTTCGCAACTGGTGGAACACCAAACATGGCGACCCCAGTGGCCGAGTAAATCGTCAAGTTCGTCTTGGCGACAAATGGCGTTTGTTCAGCAACCATGAATCTGGTTTTGTCACCCGACGCATGTACCACGCCTCAATGATCTCCAAAGACCCAGTGATGCAAGAAGTCTTGCCGGTAATGTATGCCGAATACGAACGCATTTTGCGAGCAGGCGGAACTCACGAAGCAGCCATGAACGCTGCCGAAAGAGTCGGAGTTGCCAAGCACGTTGAGACTATGAACAATTTGGGCGAAGGCTATCGGAAACGCTATGCCCGTCAAAACGGTTGGATGTCTGCTAGCTCTAAATGGCATGACACTGTTGGCTCAGAGCACGATGCTATGCACGACCATGCTGGAATTGCAGTTGCTTCTATCAGGTCGCTTATCCAAGGTGGAGTAATCAACCCACTAAGTAAGCAGGTCTACTACGACGACAAATTGTTCAGAGACATGGCTAACAGAAAAGTTGTCACTCACTCATGGCAAAAGTTTGACGAGGCCTATCACCGTACCAATGATGGCAAAAAACTTCCGTTAGTTAACTTCAACGCTGTCCCTGGTGCTGAAAGCGACGTTATGTCCAAAGGATTTAGCGCCAATACAGTTAGTCACATTGGTTCGCTGATTAACGAAAAGGCTACTGGTCGTATTGTCACTCGGTTGTCTCGTGAGCCAGTGTTCATTGTAGAGTTTGCAAAACAACGCAAGAACATGGAGCGTTTTATTGGCAGGACAATGACTGCTGCTCAAGCTGACACCAAAGCATTGGCCTTGGCTTCGCAAGAGATGGTTCGCTTTATTCACAACCCTCATGACAAAATGAAGTTTGAGTATGGCATGAGAGTCTTTGCGCCGTTCTATTTTGCCCAGAACCAAGCATGGCGGCGTATTGGCAGGCTTGCAGTTCAAGACCCCGGCGCATTTGAGAAATACGTTCGCCTGATGATGCAAGCTCAAGATTTCACTTACACGCTTGCCAAAGACCAAAACGGTATTCCAGTTATTCCTGTTCCCGGCTCAGCATGGGCAGTTGGTATGATGACCAAAGCACTCACCGGCCACTACGTTCCGCTTGGCCTTGGCATGAACATTGACTCTGCCTCAACGATTCTTCCATGGAGCGCACCTCCTGGCGCAGAACCAGTCAGTCCCGAGGCAGCCATTGAAACCTTCTTGCCAAAGTTGGGGCCACTTGGTTTGCTCCCACTTAAAGAAGCCATCTTCCCTCTGTTGAGCAGCGCAGGTCTTGACGTTAACAAACTTGAGCGAATGGTGCTTGGCCCTGTTGGATCAACAACTTCATTGTTGTCCACCATTATTCCCAACTCAATCCTCAACCACATTGCTCAAAGTGCTGTTGGCTATGTCGGTGCAAAGTGGGCAGGCACTACGCCAGGCGCTCGACAGTTTCAGACTGACTGGCTCTCGTCTTACGTCACGGCAAGCAACGAATCGTGGCGACAAGTCACTACTAACCAGTTGCAGAGCATCATTGACGAAATGAAACAGAAGCCAGAGTTCAAGGGCTTGTCCGACAACTCACTAGGCAACCTTGCTTTTATCAAGTTCTCGCAAATGTACAACACTTCAACTGCTGATGGCAAAAAGAATTGGCAAGACTTGATGGCTACTGTCCAGACCGCCACCATGGTCAGGTCGTTTTTTCGAGCAGGCGTTGGTGCAGTATCACCGTTGTCAACTCAAATGCAGCCACTTAACGCTAAGGGTCGTCAAGATTGGGCCGACCTCATCAACCTTAACAACGGCGACCAAATGACTTCGCAAACCGAGTGGTTGTTGCTGCACCCCAAAGAAGCACCGTTGATGATGTCCAACTCCAAGAGCATCAGTGGAGCAAGTTGGCCGGAAACACAGAACGCCCTCAAGTGGATGCAATCACCAGAAGGCCGCAGACTTTACGCAGCTTATGGCGGTGCATCTCGTTACCTCATGCCACTTGACACCTTGCAAGGAACTGGCAATCCATACGACCAACTTGCGGCGCTTTACCAGATTCACAACGGTATGCGCCAACGCAATGTCCCCGACGACATGCAAAAGCAGTTGCTTCAAGACCTTGGCAACCACATCTTCTACAACATGGTCGTTCCAACACTCCAAAAGCAGAACCCCAACGCTTCAAGCGGAGCCATTTACCAGATGTCTGAAAAGTGGGTAAAGACTGTCGGAGCAAAGCAGTTCCCGTTTTGGAAGGAATACCACATGAGCCAGACGGGTAAGGATGCTCGACTCGGCTTGATTTCAGACATGAGTAAAATGGTTGAAGATCCAAAGCTTCAAACCAACCCTGTCATTCCAGTGATGAGGTCGCTGCTTTCCGGATACAACATGCTCAACGAAAACACCACTCTGAACGCTGTGAACAAGGGAGTGCGCTGGGACAAGTTCTGCAACAACTTGCTTGCTGAATACCCAGAGATGTCACCGCTTATTTCAACGGCGTTCCGCCCAATGTTCCCACTCATTACAAAGTAGGCAAGTATGGCTGAAACTGAAACCACTGAAACCGAACCTAAAGCGCATGAGACAGCAGAGCCATCTTCCATGGAAGGCACAGAACAAAAGTCTCCCAAGGCCATTTCCGAAGATTACATGGTGCCTATGTCTGAAGCTGCTTTGCACGAGTGGAAAGACAAAGAAGGCTTCGCTGAGTATGCAGCACAAATGGCATCAGGCTTGTTTCCAACGCTTGCCACGCAACTTGCTATGGGTATTACCACCAAAGCCCTGCTTGACCCTTACATCCAGATTGCTATGCAAACCGTTGGCGACAACATCAAGCCCAACTGGAACGACCCTAAGTGGGCTAAAGCATTGTCTGGCGGAACTGACCCTAAAACCGGCCACCCAACCGTCATGCCTCTTGCCGACTGGGTGACATACCTTAAGACCTCACCAGACATGGGCTACGAGAACCACGCTGACTCTCATGCTGCCGTTGACTCGGCACTCCAACAAATGCAAAACCCAACTGATGCTTGGGACGGAACCCCAGAAGGTGCAGCCGCAATGTCGAGTGGCGCACCACAGGAAGGCATGTAATGGTTGCTGAAACTGCAAAGCAAAAGCGTGATCGTATTTCTAGGCAAGCGCAAGCAGCCGCAGCCAAACTTGCACAAGACACGGCTAACGCACTTGGCCTTGGTGGTGGCGCTTCGTCATCAACCGGCACCGGCCTCAGCAATGCACCCATCAAATTCACCGGCATGGGAACTGCCGACCTGCAAAAGACCATTAAGGCAGGCGGAGTAAAAGGCGTTATTGCAGCACAGATGTATGACGCTCTGCTCCCTGTCCTAGAAGCAACTAATACCACCGGCACTTCTTTCAGCAAACGAATTGCCGCAGCATTTGGTGGCGGTCAAGGTGCGTTGGACCTGACGCAGATGGACAAACTGTCGTACATGATTGCCTCAAGTGGGTTTGGCAAATACATTCCAAAAACTGACAAAAAGGGCAACCCAACTCCCGACTACATTGGCAAAGTCCAAAACGAGTTTGCTAGTTTCATGGGCAAATACGTCAAAGACACCGCTAATGCACCTGGCACTAGCGTTCTCGACTGGGTTGCCAACAGCCCCTACATCCGGACTAACGGTGTTCTTGACTACGGCTCAGTTGCAGGCGGTGGTGGAACCGGAACGACCAAGAAGTATCTTGTCCCACCAGTTGAAGCAGGTGGTCTTGCCGCAGTAGGTGGCGCTTCCCCAACCACGGTTGCAAACTCCTACGATAACCTTGTAAACGGTCTGGAAAGTTGGGGCTTCTCCAAACAACAAATTGCTTCGCTTGGGCCACGAGCCTTTGCCGCCATCAACAGCGGTATTACCTCTAAGGGTGGCGTAAACTCATGGCTTCGCCAGCAACCTGAGTATGCCCAGCAGTTCTCCGGCAACATTCAGCGTATGCAAAAAGGCTTGCCGCCATTGGCCGAAAACCTTTACACTTCATACCTCCAGCAAATGCAGGAGTATGGCCGAGCAGCAGGATTGCCACAAGGCTTTCTGACCAATGCCGAAATTGGCACGTTGATTGCCAACGAAGTCAAGCCAGCAGAACTTGCACAACGTCTTGCTGATGGCTACACGGCAGTAATGAAGGCCGACCCCTCGGTGCTCAAGAACTTGCAAGCATTTGGCGTGGCTCCCGGCCAACTTGCCGCATACGCACTTGACGCAAAGAAGGCAGAACCTCTCATTGCCCAACAAGTAAATGCTGCCAAGTTGATGACTGCCACCCAAGATGCAGGGTTCCAACAGCAACTCAAGGCCGACCAAGCGATGAAGTTGGCGCAGTTTGCAGAGGCTCCCGGCCAATCTATGTCTGGTGTTGCTCAAGGTATTCAGCAAGCCGGTCAAATGAAGGGGCTTACAGGCACCGCACCCGGTCAAGCTCGACAAGGACTTACCCAAGACCAACTTCTCCAAGGCGCAATCGGCACTAGCACCGCAGCCCAACAGACCCTTGCCGGCGCACAAGAAGCACAGGCCGCCCCACTCAAAGCAGGTGGTGGAGATGTAATGAACCAAAAGGGTGTTGTAGGCGCAGGGTACGCCGCAACAGAATAACCGTACTTGCATACGTTTATTGGTGTACACTAAGTAGTGAAGCGTGAGCTGTCCGCCTGTCGGTGGAGATGGCCGTTTCACTCCTGTAGGGGAAAGCACAAACCCTGCGGCGTAAACGTGCGTAGATCTCCGCTGTGACACCTCCTGTCATAGTGCGTATTGGAAATGGAGCGATTGCCATGTCAGATGACTTTTACGAAGATGACACCGAACCTGAAGTTCTTGATGAAAACATCCGCAAGGAACTTCGCAAGGCTAAAGATGCCAAGCGGGAACTAGCAGATGCTCAAGCAGAACTCCAAGCGATGAAACGAGAAGTAGCCTTCACCAAGGCAGGTATTCCAGAGACAGGGCCAGGTGCTCTACTTCGGAAGGCTTGGGACGGAGACACCGATCCAGATGCGATCCGCAAGGCCGCAGAGGAATACGGGATCTTCAACCAAGGGTCTGCCCAACAGGAGCCCGACTACTCAAATGAACTCGCTGGACTCGCAAGAGCCCAAGGTGCAACAAGTGGTACAGGAGTTGGAGCCGGGTTATCCCAAGGCGACAAGTTCTTCTCCGCATTAAACGGTGCTTCAACGCAAGAGGAAATGATGGCAGTCCTTCGCCAGTTTAGTGAAGCCGGTCTTGGCTTTACGACTGGGAATAACTAACCCTTCAAACTCTTAGGAGCACAAAATGGCCGCTGGCCCTAACGGAAACCTCGCAACCTCAACGAACGGTACTACTTACGTTCAGGCTGCATACGACCGGATGGCGTACTTCGCCCTCCGCCCAGAACTGATCTTTGACCAGCTCGCAGATGTCAAATCTGTCAACCAGTCAATGCCAGGTTCGTCAGTCACGTTCACCATCCAGAACGACCTCGTTGCAGCAGTCACCCCGCTGTCAGAAGGCACAGACATCACGACGCAGACCCTCAGCAACTCACAGATCACTGTGGCGCTTGCTGAATACGGTTCAGCCGTGACGACCACCGCCGTTCTTCGTGGCGAGGCATACGTCGAGATTGACCCAATCGTTGCTAATGTCATCGGCTACAACGCCGGTGTCAGCATTGACTCGGTTGCTCGTAACGCCATCGGTCAAGGAACGCAATGGAAGACCCCTTCCGGCGCAGCTCTTGGAACCACCAAGGCTGCAACTGTCGCTAACGTGGCTGCAGTCAACGGTGGCTCAACTGTTACCGCTTCGTACAACGACATCTTGGCTGCACAGAAGGCTTTGCGCGCACAGAACGTTGCTCCGTTCGGTTCGTACTACGCAGCGGTGATTCACCCTGACGTTGCCTACGACCTTCAGTTGACCAACAACTACCTCGCACCTCACCAGTACGCTCAGCCTGCTGAGATCTGGGCCGGTGAAATTGGAGCCCTCAACGGTTTCCGCTTCATTGAGACTCCTCGTGCAGAAGTCTTGTTCAGCCCTGCTGACGATAACTTGATTCCGTTGACGCTCTCAACGGCAATCTCGGCTGGCACTGTCACGAGCATCGTCCTTGCTGGTGCTTCAGCAACCGCACCGTTGAAGCTTGCTAAAGGTGCAACAATCAAGTTGACTGATTCGTCTAACGCCAACACGTTCACCTTTACCGTGGACACCGCAGTTACGTCAACTTCCGCTACTACCACGGTCGCTGTGGCTTCGGTTACTTCACCTGCTTTCACAACTGCAAACACTTCAGTTGTGGTTCTTTCAAGCGGAACGGGACAGTACAGCCCGGTCTACACGACCTACTTCATGGGTCGTCAGTCCTTGGCCAAGGTTCACTCAATCGTTGATGGCAACGGCCCTGTGCCAAAGATCATCCCCGGCCCAATCACGGACACCCTCCGTCGTTACGTGCCGCTGGGTTGGTACTGGTTGGGTGGCTACTCGGTGTTCCGTCAGCCAGCAGTCATGCAGTACTTCACGCAGTCCTCGCTGAGCAACATCGACCCGGCGATTGACAACTAAGTCAACGGACTGAACTGAAAGGACAAGGACATGGCCCAACACCAAGTACGTAAGTGTGGACACTGTGGAGGAATGGATGTGATGGTGAACGTTCACCAAATCCAATGCCTCAAGTGCGGTAAGACCACATGGTACGGAAGTGGTAAGCCTGTCCTTGACCTCTCGGAACTCGTGGAAGGTAACTAGATGCCTCTCTCTTATGATGGAACTGGCCGCACCGTTTCCCTTGAGGAAGCAATGGGCGACCCCGGTACTCCGCTTGCCGGCACTCGTGCTGATCGAGCTGACGCCAACTACCGCAACGCTTGGATCAAAGACAACAACCCTTCTTGGTACGCAGGCGATGGTCTGGTGAACATGAAGTTTGAAAACGCTCAAGTGCCTTTGGCCGAGCGTGACCCGAAGATTGACAATAACGTTTGCGAGACTTCCGGCGACGGAAATGTCTATGTACGGAAGTTGCCACTGTGAAAGACACCGCACGAGCCAGTGATGGCGCAGCCGTAGGTTCCGAGTTCCTGCTTGGAACTGTCGGACACCACCTCGACCCAATGGATGCCGGAACTACTACGGCTCCTTTCCGTGGTTTCTCCGGCGACACAACTCGCACCTCGGCCCACAGCCCTGTTGCAGTCCCAACTAACGAAGTCCTTGCTGCTGTGCGGACTCACGACTTGCCAGACAAGCCGGGATACCCACACTCATTCCACACCTACCAAGGCGGTAACTGATGATTGGGAATCGCTTTAGCACCGACGACACTTCAGGCGTTGAAGATGTTGGCATGGACATTGTGTTCATCAACCCAACTGCCATGAACGACGCTATCTCCGGTGGGCGCACCTACTTCACTATGGGCGCAGGCGGCGCAGTTGAACAACTGCCAGCCACCGTTCTGTCGGAGACCCGTGGTGCTATTGACCACGAAGCCATGGAGCGCATGAGGGGTCGCTAAATGGCGATCACCTACACCTTCACTCCACCAGTAGCCAACATCGTTCCGCCATTTTTGCCGGAAACACGGGGGCTTCAATACCTGCTGTTCCGGTACATGCCTACCCGTGAACGTGGTGTCAACGTCTACTGCCTCTCAGACGGCACGTTTGCTCAGGACTACCCAACGCCTGAGAACCAGAACACCAACTTCCCCCTGCCGTACAACCCGACAGAACCCAACGCACCCTACGTTCAGTGGAATGACGTAAACGGCAACCTCTACTTCAAGACTCTGCCAGTCCGCATTGAGAACATCTTTCTTGGCGGTCATGTTTACGAGATTGACGAAAGCATGGCAACCAAACTGTCTGACGCAGGCTACGGCGACAGGATTGTGGCGAACCCACCCTGCACCCTTACGGCGGCAACAGGCACGACTGCCATTACCAGTTTGTCAATCACGCCTTCTCCCGATGCTTTTGCTGTTGGAACTGTCGTAACACTTGTTGGTTTCCCGAACACCGGCAACCCTTCATTCACTCAGCACGTTATTCTTTCTGCGCCAGTCAGCATCAACGACACCACGCTGTCAGTTAATTCGTTCATTCCTACCGCCAACTTCCCCGTTGGAACGCAGGTCTACCTATGAGCTTCACCATCGCAGACACTTTTGTTACTGCCACTGGCCCATCTAACGGCGCAACTGTCAACGCCTACAAAGCCAGTCGTTTTGGCAGTACCCCAACAGTCAACTCGACTCCACCCGGCGCACCTGATTTTGGGCCTGTCACCACCGGCACTTTGTTTGGTGGCCCTGGACAATTCCAGATTGCTGTCGGCACAAACGAGCCATACTACCTGTCGTTCTACTACAACAGTCAGACGACTTACAAGTTGTACAACGCAGCCAACTTCACTGATGGCGCACAAGGGGCTACGGGTCTGAACGGCAACCTTGATGGCGGCATCAACAGGGGTGTCAACTTTGC